CTGGAAGAAAACCTTTTACATTTGTTTTGAACAATGCACCATTAGGTGTCATAGTTGTATTTTTAAGAACAGATGTATCAACCTCTTTTTTTAGAAGTTTATCAACTTTCATACCTTCAATAGTTCTCAAGGATTTTAGTGTCTCTGGACTAATATTATATTGCATCATCAAGTGTGGATACAAACTATTCAAGTCAAAAGACATAACCCACTTGTGTTCACCAACAATAGGATCTTTGACATATGCACCTTCAAACTTAGATGATTTATCTGAAGCATTCTTCTGTGGTATAACTAGGTTTTTCTTTCTAAGATAATTAAATATTAAGATATCCCAATACTTCACAGAACCAAGAACATCCATATAATTTACTTTGGCCTCATACGCCATAGTCAAACACAACTCAATCAATCGCATCTTATCTTCGATACGATCAACTAATTCCACATCAAGGATATTATAGTCAATAAAAGATTGGAAGTCTTTTGTATACCAATCCCTAAAAGTATCATAGGGATTTTCATCTTTCTTTTCTCCAAGTTCTACATATGCAATGTGATTTAGAGAATATGATTCTTGACTTGTGTATGTAAACTTATGATACAAGTCAAGATAATCTAAATGGGCAACACCTTTAATTTCATACAGTTGATGTTTTCTACCACTATTATAAACTTCTCTCTCCGTGACCATTCTCCAAGGCGATAGTCTTTTGAGTTCATCCTCACCAAATAAATTCTTGATACGATTACAGAGATATGGAACATCAAAGAACTCTGTGTTCCAACCAGTGATAATGTCTGGTGTATTCTTTTCCCAAAACAAAAGAAACTCTTTGAACAAGTGTGGTTCACTTGAACATTCGATATAAGTTACATCTGTTCTTTTACTTTCATATTTACCAATACCAAAAACTACAATCTGTTTGTTCTGATGATTCTTAACAGTAATAGATAGCATAGGTTCAAGTGCATCTTGTGGATTAGGAAATCCATTTTCACATTGAACTTCGATATCTATAGTAGTGATTAGAATATTATCCAAATCCCAGTTTACTGAATTAGGATATTGATCAGACAAATAGACATATGGAAACTGTGTTTGACCCAGAACTAAATGTTTCTGATTCTCATACTGTTTAGTCCATTCTTTTGCTTCTTTGATATTGTCAAACTTGATTGGGGCAGCATTCTGTCCAGTAAGAGTTTTGTATCCACTTTCATTTTTACATGGTGTAAATAATGTCGGTTGATACTTAACTCTACGAACTTGTCTCTTGCCGTCTACAACTTCTCTAATGAGAAGCTGATTGCCCCACTGTAAAATATTTGTATAGAAACTCACCATTTGTATCCATTATATAGTTTTTGTGTGGTAATGTCAAGAATTATTTTCAAACAAAGGTAACTTTTCTTCCTTTGTTGGGAAATATTTGTTAATCATTTCTAGTCTGTCATGTGCAGAAGCAAGTTTATCTAGTTCTGCGATTACGGCCTCAGTGATATCACTATGTTCTCCAATGCCTGCAGGCATGGTTTGATAAACCTTGATGTTTGCCTTATGTACTTCTATTTCTCCCTCTGCCTGCTTTTTTGCAGCCAAAATTAAATGATCTCCTGCTTTCATTTGCTTCTTCTCCCTTGGTCAATGCCTTTCATTTTTTTAGTTGGTAAATCGTCCTCATCATTTTCGTCACCTCTCTCAATCCAATCTGATAGGACAAATCTTCTATTTGGATTGACAGTGACTTGAAACAAAGTCATCAATGATCTATTTGCAAGAAAATTACTTCTCGCATCTTTTGTTGCAAGTCCGATAGGAACATCTATATACTTTCTATTGTTAAATATAATATTTACATTTACGATAGGTCTTTCATCTATTTTTCCAACATGCTCTGGTTTTGAAATACCTTGTAAAGCACTTGTAAACTTCTTACCATTCTTTTCCCACCTTACAGTTCTACCTTTGATCTCTACTTTGTCTACTACAAACATGGAAGCGTTAGTTCCATTACCAGTATCAAACTTTGCTCTTAGTGGGCCATATCCTTCTATTTCTATTCTTTCAACATATCCACTTTCTGTAGGAAATGAGTGTCTACGATTATTTGTAACTTGAATAAATTCTATTAACTTATCTACAATCTTAGATGGTTTTGCTTCACCAACATAATCGTTCTTATCTGATTCTGTATCTGTCGCATCATACATTGCAAAGTTAGAACCTATACCAGCAGAACCATTACATTCTAACACATAAATCTTATCTCCAACTAGTGCATGGTCGACTCCAACTACATATGCACCTACGGCACGAGCGGCTCTTAGTATAGTTTCTCTTTCTGCATCTGATAACTTATGTGGTTCTGTAGTAGCACCTCTGTGTCTATTAGAACGAAAGTCATCCTTTGGTCGTATTCTTTTTGTTGAGGCAAGTATTTTACCACCTACCACGATAGTTCTAATATCGTAATCAAATTTTAGATATTCTTGAATTAGTAGTTCTGCACCAAACTTCCAAAGTGATTGTACATTTGATACTAAACTTTCATATGAATCTACGATAGATACACCGATACCTTGTGTACCAGTAATCGACTTGATAATCATAGGATATTTATTACCAACTCTTTCTAGTGCATCATCTAGACTTTTCTCATTTGAGATAATTGATGTTCTAGGTGTAGGAATACTATTTCTTTCAAAAGATAAAAACGCCGACATCTTATTATCACAAGTTAACATACCTTCTTTATTGTTAACCATAAATGCACCAGCTCTTTCAAACGATGTCAAAAGTGCAATACCAATCTCATCCTCCAAAACACCAGCACGAACAAAACAAACTGTTTTTCGTGTGTTAAATTCTACAACTGTATCTTCACCATCAATATTTGAAACAGTAAGTAATCCAGTTTCTAAGTCATTCTTGTTAATCCATGCTTGTTTAACATTGATGATATGACACTTAATACCTCTTTTCTTACAAACTTTCTCTATAAGATTGCTTACTAACTCTGGTTTTTTAGATTTTAATTTTGTTAGAACTGCTACTTCGATATCAGTATCGAGTTTTGCTTCTGTGATAAAGTCGGCAAACTTTTCCATACACTATCCCCATAGTTTTATATTTCTTTGGTATCTTCTTTTTTCTTACCAATGTTATATTTTGTCTCCAAAATCCATTCATTCTTTTCTTTGAATGAAATAATCTTTATTTGACTTAGTGGTGCTACTGGGTCTACTTCCCCTTTTAGCGTCACCAAACCCCAATCACTTAGTAATTTGCCTATTGTGTTTCTTCTAGCAATATCATTCTCACTCAAGTTGGTTTCTTTACCATCAAGAGCAAAAAGTTCTTTAAAATGAACCAAATAGTATTTACCTTGTTTATGTAAGATGTGACAAGATTGATATAGTTTTCTGTCTTTTCTACTTGCAACACCAATTCTAGATAATGTTTCTCTAACTTTGAGAAAGTCATCTGGTTCTTTCAAGACGATTTCAAGCATATCATCTTGTTTCCAATTCAGTTTAACCTCTTCCATTTTTTCCACCTTTTTTCAAACTATCTTTAATAGTCTTAATCTGTTCATCATTAAGTATATTAAGAGCGGATTTTGCCTTTTCATTACTATATCCATAATACTCTTTTACATACTCTAGATTCTTTAGTTTACTCGCTTTCAACCAAGGATTAAATCTTTTTCTTGGTCTAAGACTATTTAGTAAAAAGTCAAACTGTAACTTATTATCTAGGTGGTGTTTGATATTCATCTCATTTGTAAGTTGAATAGTTTCTGTATCTAATAGACACTTATTTATGATGAAGGCTGGATATTTCTTTTCCCAAACTTCATCACCAGTGTCCATAAGTTTTTCTTTGGTATAGTTTATGGCATTAAGATATTCTTTTAGTTCATACAAGTTCCATCTCCTTGTATCCCTCTAGTCTATCTGAATTATAGATTTGTCCACCCTTATCTAGAGTTTTGAATACTATACAAGTTCTTAACTTATGACAGTTTCTAGATACAGGCATCGCTTGATGAACTTGTTTTGCTGGAAAACAAATCAATCTGTTACCTTTATATTCTGCAATCTCATTTAATACAATAGTTCCACCCATATCATCCTTTTCCCAATCTAGTCTAGGATAATATATTAAAGTATAATCACCATCATCTGTATGTGAAAGTGGTTCTACACCATGAGTATGAGCGTTTAGATAAACTCTTTCCCATTGTAAATCTAGTTTTACTTTATTCATTGCAGATTGCCATATGGGCATAATCCAATCCATACCTCTATCTAACATCTCTTTTTCTGTATGAACTGCCTTAATGTGCCAATGTTTATTAGTGCCACCTTTTCTAGAGTTGTAGTCATATTTCCATGAAAGTTGTTGTACCTCAGAGTCTATAATTTCTGCAATATGTGGCTCTACTAAGTTGTCTATTATTTGTAATCTATCGTATATCATCTGAACTTCACCACTCCCATAATCTCTGTTAGACAAGCCAACATATTTATTTCTTGATCTGCTACAAAGGCAGATTTATACTGATAATCCCCAAGTATAACAACAGCGTGAGGAATAGTATTGGGATCAAGATGATCATAAAGCGAGTCATAAATCCGGCGATAAATCCTAGTGTGGTCATTATCAAGATTAGCAACAATCCACTTTCTGACATTTGTAAACTCCTTTCCCTTCAAAGCATGCATCAACTCACCGATATTTTTTTCGGATATATTAACAAGAACACCAGCATCAATCTGTCCAGTAGCAGAGTATCTTTGTAACTCATTTAAAACTCTACGCCAATCTGGAAAGTGTTTATTGATTAGTTCAGCAACAGCCTTAGGTTCATACTTAATTCCTTCTCCGTCTAGGATATCTTTTACTTTTACAAAAAAAGTTTCTGCAAGTTTTATCTTCTCACCATTATTTATCGTGAAATCAATGCCAGAACATCTTGAATGTAATGGTTCAATCAATCGGTTTTTATAATTACAAGTGAGAATAAATCCACAGTTCTTATGAAACTCTTCCATAAAACCTCGTAAGGCAGGTTGAGTAGATTGTGGATTTAGATAATCTGCTTCATCTAGAATGATATATTTTCTACCACCCTCTAGACTTACTGTAGAAGCAAAGTTTTTAATTTTAGTTCTGAGAA